TACTTATAGCCATATCTCAATTCTCCTATACGCCAGTGGTTGAAACGGTGCCAGCTGCAATAGAACCCGTAGGTGCATTAAAGCTGTTGTTCAACCTAACAATTGCGCCGATTCCGGCAGATGCAAAATCATCATTCTCAGGATCTTCGACCCAACCCATAACCCGTAACGTTAGACTATTGGTTGTGGCAAGAGAACTGATAGCTAAACGACCTAGTGAAACACCAGTGGCGTCTGTACCCGTTACACCTGTAGAAAGACTTGCGTTTAAAAAGACACTTGCGCGAGCAGTTGCCTTACTTGTCCATGTAGCGTCCGTTGCAATCACATATAACTGACTAGGATCGTCATTTATAAATGCTTTAACCGGATGATTACTATCGGCACCTGATCCGGGCCAGTAGTTGCTCCACGTTGTTTTTCCAGTGACGCTAGAGACATACTCGCATCCTTGAAACACACCTAGATGACTAACAGTTCCACCAGCGGCATTTCCCGTTTGGTCAATATACCCAGAAGCAAGGGGGATGACTACTTGGCCGTGGTAAAGCTTGTTAGTATTTCCATTGGCGATTTCATATGGAGTATAGCCTGTAACACCAGTGGAATTAGCACCTCCGCCCAATTTGCTTATAGGGCGTAGGCCAAAACTTCCATTAATATTAGCCATTTAATTTTCTCCTAGTCCTCATTTTGAGGACCTCCAAAAGTTACACTTGAACTCCTATCAGGTCTGCTGATAGGCATTGCTGGATGTTGTTCGCGAGCTAACTCGTTATCAACAGCCTTCATTTGATCTTGAGCTAGTTGCTCAAAATAGTTTGTGCGCGACTCAACCGTTTCAAGAGGAACTCTTGCTAGAAGAAGTCCGCCTACTCCAATAACCCCTGCGTGTTTACCGTCATCAACGGTGGGGATATCAAAATCAGGGTACTCTTCTCCACGAACCAACTCATAGCCCTCACGTGCTCTGGCTGATATGTTTTTTCTGTCATCAAAGCCCATAACACTCTCTCTGATCCATCGGTGTTTATAACCTTCCGGGGCAGGGGGAGCATCAAGCATTGATGGCGGTCTCCAAGGTTCCTTGCGTGTTTCCTTTACACGGGTTTCGTTAGCGCGGGGCGTCCTAGGTGTCTTTTGGCGAGCTGCGGTCTCTTGTGTCATGATTAACTCCTATTTTACGTATTTTGCGTATTCTTCAAGTGGTACATTTAGCTTTTTCGCAATAGCAACTTGAGAAGGCGTTAATCGCACAGTTTTTCGTCCACCTCTATTGCGGGATGCGGAAGTTTCGGCTGACGCAACCTTTTTACTTCCACCCGTTCTTTGCTTACTTCCAAGTTTATGAGGAAACTCTTCCACAAGTCTTTTATCAAGTTCAGAATAATACTCCTCTGACTGCGGGTCAAATTGTTCATCCTCAACTAAACGTCGATGCACGCCAAAAGCGGCGTATGTCATAACTTCATCAGTGCCAAACCACTCATTTTTAGCGGCCCAGTCTTCTGCTTTAGGGTCAGGTTTTACTGGTTGTTGCTGGCGCACAGGTTGCGGAGCGGGTTGCTGTACCGTTTCTTCCACTTGCTCCTTTTCTGGTTTCCGCAATTTTCCTTTTTCAATAGCAAGTTCTGACAGAGCTTCCTGAACGTCAACTATCTTATCAATATCGCCTGTTTCATGGGCTTCTTTAAGAAGTTGCTTTGCAGACTGTATTTGAGTAGCTACTCTAGTGCCAAATTCTTCTTGAAAACCTTGATCCAAGGAGTTTAAACGTTTCTTAAGATCTTCGTTCTCGTTCCGAACATTTTCAGCGTATTGAACGGCGGATTGTTTTTGGCGTTCTTCTTCCCGCATACGCTTTGTAAGCTTATCTATGCGGGTTTTGACACCAGAACTGTATTCTTCTAGTTCCTCCGAATCGGCGGGTTCCTCCGCCTTAACTTGAGGGGCCGACTCCTCCGAATCCTCTTGAATATCCACATCCACAGAAGACTCTTCTAAGTCTCCCACTTCTATGTCTTTTTCTTCACTTACACTCATAGCGTGATCTCCACGGGTTATTTCTATACATGTTTAATGTCATCAGGATCTTTAATAGTGGCAATGACTTCGTCATCATTGATAATACGTACTTCTCCACCGTCGATCTTAAATCGAGCACCGGCATATCTGCCAATACACACCCAATCACCTTTCTCGCACCACGGCGAGCCATCTTCTCCAAACTTGTGAGAGTCTTGGTACGCCAAGGGTCCAACCTTTAAGACATACGCCACAACAGTAGCTAATGCTTCACGGTCTCGTACTTGATCTGGGATTAGGATTCCACCGTCACTGGTTGCTTTGCCTGCATAAGGCATTACTAAAATGCGCCAGCCTGTGGGTTGAGGTAGTCTTTCGCTTAACGATACATCTAGCAAAGAAGGATCGAGAACTCTTTCGTCGTTCTTGACGTAAGCTGTCTTTAATTTCTCTTTCTCAGCTATATGTTCGGGAACATATAGGGTCTTATTCATTCTAACTCCTGTTTCTCTAAGTGGTCCTTAATTTCTTGCTCTGCATATTCAAGTCCTTTTAACTCACCTACAAGTTCTCTGTAAGTCTCTAAGTCTCGAGGTCTTCCGTGAAGGATAGCGTCCTTAGTTAGTTCTGCACGGCCTTGAATTGATTTGAGGATGTTGTACGCAAAAGTAGTAGGGTCGCTCATTAATAGACGCCCTTGAAATTCCTACCTTTGATTGCTGCTCCACCCATATTCATCTTTTTAACTTTTCCGTGCATTCCACCATGCACGTAACCCATTTCATCGTCCATTGTTCCGCCCATGTTTCTTTCAACAGGGGGCTTAAACGTACCTTCACTAAGGGCATCCCTAAAATCCATTGGCTTAGGGACTACCACAAAGGTGCCGTCACCATTCGGGTTCGGCATTACGTCACCGTCCATCGATTGAGCGTAAGCATCAGCCTCCGCCTTTTTTACATATGAGACACCTTGGGGCATTAGAATATCCTCGTTTTACTGGCGATACCGCCATCGTTGCGTTGTATGTACTGTTGTGTAGAAGATTTAGGCATAGTGTAAGACTTCTTCGTTGCGCTGCCTCCGTAGGCGTATTTCTTTTTAGGCTTTATAGCGTCAATTTCGTCATTGTAAACCGTTACATCACCGTCCACATATACTTTAGGCTTAACCATTTCGCCTTCTCTGTTTTCAACTTGAGGAAGCTTTATCGATTTCTTTTCTTTTTGTGGTGGTTTTCTTCCAGGTTTTACCCCTTCTAACTTTTTAGTCGTCTTTGGTTTGTCCGCCGCTTTTGCTGATGATACTACATCTTTCGGTTTTTCTTTATCCTTCCCAGCTAGATAACCAATCGCGCCTCCACCCAATGCCGAACCAACCGCAATCTTCTTTACTACCTTACCAACCCCTTTTTGAGACATAGATAGAGGCGTGATTTTATCACCGCCTAAAAGCTTATTGGCCTTTGCTTTAGTAAGTTTTGCGACTTCTTTCTTAGAGGGTAGTTTTTTAACAGCTTTACCTACACCTTCTTTTAAAAGTTTCTTAACCAAAGGTGCCGCAGCCTTATATACTTTTCCGCCTATGCTAATAACGGTGGCTAGTCCTGAAACTATGACGGGCGCTACCATTAGAACGTTCCTTTACCATCGTTGTCGTTATAGGTAAAACCTTTAACCTGGACGGGAGGGGTGCCCTTAATACGCGCCATGCCACCGTCTGCATAGCCCATGCCTCTAAAAGAATCTTCTTGAGGCTGCATTGGACTGGCGCTTCCGCCACCCTGGTATTTATTCATCTTTTTCGCTTTTTTCATGAGAGTTTTTGCCTTTCCATTAGAAATACCCATTTGCTCAGACATCTGCTTAATACCAGCCATTACGACCTCTTCCTTTTCTTAGCAGTTTTAGCGGATTGTCTAAACGCTTTGTTTGTTGGTGCGCCTTTAGAACCCTTATCACGCATTTTTTCTCCGGAGCCTCCAGCTATACGTTTGCGTTTGGCGGCTATATTAGCGTACAGGCCTTCTTTACTCATGATTACAATTCCCACAAGAACATTCAGAACAATTAATAACATCACAATGGCAGTTATGTCCACAGTCAATGCATTGGACCTCTTCGGTTTCCGTTTGTTTTAACATTTCCATCTCTTCCTTGCTTGACGTAATCTGCTTTTTGGGTTGCTTGCCGCTTTAGGAAACTGTTTCATCTGTCCAGCAGATCTAGCGCAATAAGATTTTCGTCGCTTTGCTGACTTACTTCCTGGCTTTACTTTTCCCGTAACTGCCGTCTTTAACTTAGATCCCGGGTTCTTACTGCGGTATTCTTTGACACCCTTAGCTGTCATTCCTGCTCCACTTTTGGTGGAACGATAGTTCGCTCTTTTTCCTGTAGTGGTTCTTTTAATGGGAGTTTCTTTTGATCTTGCCATAACTGTATCGGGTGCCCCCATTTGTTCCACGTGAAACAATCAAAAAATAAACCGAACGAAAACACTAGTTGCCGCGACCAGCCGTTCCTTGATTAATCCTCTCCAGGTTAACATCCGCCCTCAATAGAGCGATATCCTCTTGAGAATCAATCTTGTCGCGAGCTAGTTCCAATCGTTCTTCTTCCCTACCTTCTTCAAACTCTTGCTTAACAGCAAACTCTTGAGCTTTTCGCTGAACATCCATTGTCTTAATGTCTAGCTCCTTTGAGCGTAGTTCAACTAGCGGATCTACAGGGCCTTCAGAAGGAGGCATAATAGCGGCCATAACTTCTTGAGTGTACTGAGCTATCAATTGAGCTACTTTTGCTTCCACATCCATCGGAGGAGGTTGTTGACCCATTTGCTGGGCTTGTTGACCCATTATAGTCATTTCGGCCATAGCAACACCTCTAGCTTTAAGTGCTATGTGTTCGCACAGGTGAGCTTGCAGTAACCCAAATATAGGTGGGGTAGTGGATGGTATAGGTGTCATCATAAAGGCTATGTGCGCCTGTATATGAGCGTCATGATCCTGTGTTGGAAAGGCCTGAAGCATCTCTTGGATGACCGCTCTGGCATTCTCTATACCAGGGTCCATGGGTTGAGGCGTTGGGGGTGGAGGTAAAATAGCATCTATGTTCTGAACCCCTATTGCCTCATATATACGCTTATACGCTTCGTATAAGTTGTGCATTTGCGGATTAGTCTGGGCAAGCTCTAACTGAGTCTGCGCCAAGGCTAATCTTTGCGACATTGAAAAGATATTAGGGTCGGATACAGGTACAACGTCTATACGATCATCAAAATCAGCCTGCTTTATACTCGCATCGGCCCCATGTATGTTATAGGGGTAAACAGGAGGCAAGGATTCAGAAAAAATCTTAGCCAACATCTTGAACTCAAGCTTTTGAGCGTAATGTAGTCGTTTATGTATAGCGGACATGACCTTAGAGCCGCGCTCAAGCAGAGCAACAGTCGTTCCAACTGCCGCTGATTGATTTCCATCGCCTACCTGTAGGTCTGCAATAGCCGCAAAGCGTCTTCCAGCTTCTACAACAAAACCTAGCAGTTGCATTAAGGTCTGACTTGGTTCCTTGTACGGAAGCGGCATGATGCTGTCTCTAAGAGCACCACCGGGGACATCAATATCACGAAACTCGCCAGGAGAAAGAGGTTCGTCAGCATCACGAATCCGAATACCGCGAGCTTTAAAACCAGCAGGAAGGTTAGCCAAAGTGCCTGCATCGATTAATTGCCTCAAAATAGCTGTTGCAGAGCGACCTAGCCCTCCAATCATGTGTAAAAGCCCAAATCCGTAAAAACCTAGGCCGGGAAGGAACTTGTAGTGGGTAAAATAGGGTACTTTCTTATAATACTCATCGTTTTCTACCCAGTTACGGCGAATTGACAGTACAGTAGAACTTCCCTCATCTATCGTAACGATATAAGGGAGCTTAATACCTGTTACTTCGTTGTCTATAGGGCTTCGGTGCTCGAAACCCTCCAAATCTAGGTCTACGTGCATCTCTAATAAGGTGCAATCGTCACTTTCGGAGGTTTTAGAGATACCCATAAGGCTTCGCTCTTTATCACGAAGCTCATCGTCACCCTCATAAGGGTCTAAGTCTACATCTCTATAGAACCCAGCCGCTTGAAACTTGCGTACAGAGTTCTCTGACATACGAGTTATGTGTGTTATGCGGGATGCTGACTGTAAATCTGTTGCGTTATACGGAACTACAAGGTCATCCGCAGCCACAAACCGCGAAACGGCACGATCTAGGATGTCGTCAAAGTATGTTTTCTTAAAAGCACTGCCTGCCAGCGGGAGATAGAACAATAAACGGTCCATTTCGGGATCGTACTCTTCCATAACATTAGTTATCTGGTAATTCATGAAGTTTGAAACACGCTGAGACTGGGCCTCAACGTCTGGAGAAACCGCACCCAGAATCAAAGTCTTAACAGGGCCTGAACTTGGTAGTAGTTCTTTATAAGCCTGCGCCTGAAACTGAGTAACCGCTTCTGCTATAACAGGATGCGTAACACCACTGGAACCACGGAAAGGCTCCTCTCTGTCTTCATACTTAATGCCTAGTAAATCTAATCCGTTACGATACGTATCTTCCCAATCGTCGCGGCTTGTCTTGTCATCTTCGTAAAAACTTATTAACTCTGATGAGATATCCATTAAAAGGCGCTCATCAAGAAGTTCAGCTAGGTTTGCGTCCTGGTCAGCGAGTAACTCTTCTTGTATAGCGTCCTCAAAGTTTAATGTAACAGACCCATCTTCTTCTTCTATAATTTCTGACGGTTCTTCAATAACCTCAATCTCTATATCATCCTCACCGTCTTGAAAAAACTCTTCAAGGGGACCCTGCGCCGGTATTGCGCCGTCCATGAGGGAACCAGGTGTGTCAGCCATTATTTAGATACCTTCTGAGAGCCAAAGAATGATCCTGTAACAGGTAAGCTTACGGGGTGCTGGTAACAAGCCTCTGGGTTTCCTTGTCCCGCTTCTGTCAAAAATGTTGTCGCCGCTGGAACTTGACCCATCGGACAACGGCAGATCGCTATATCGTTTAGACCAATCTCGCAGTTAAAGCTAAAACAGTTACTCGCATTATACCCCTGGTTCAAGGTCGAATCGCACTTTTGAACGACTGCGCCCATATCTTTTGGCCGGGTACTAAAATCGCTTGCCTCCTGGGGGTAGTGCGTCTTCGGTGCAAACAAACTCCATACATGTTTATCGTCGGTCGGATCGCAAGATCCCTGCATATTGCCCATGGTTGTGTCTGCGATAGCCGCGCCTTCTAAGATAGGGCACTTGCAAACAACTTCAGGGTATGTGTTGCCATCGGCAGTAGTAATTGTTTTTCCAGTTGGCTGACAGGTTGATGCCGCGCAAAGGGCGTACTTACCTTGGCATGTTGTTATATCAGCCTTCGCCTGTACAGGGAAAATCGCCAGCGCAATAAAAATAACCAAACCCTTTACAAACATTATTTAGCCACCCCTTTAAACTTTTCAAAACTACGGAGACCACCCAAGCCTAACATTCCCATTAAAACAGGCATCATTTCCCCTAAGTCCATTCGAGGAAGATCAGTAAGATATCCAGCTTGAGCTAATATAAAAACTAGTATTGGCTGCAGGACGTATGAGTACGCTAAGGCCACTCCGCATGTCCAGCCAATAAAGGGTCTCCAACCCGCAACGAAGGTACTTCTGTGAGACGCTTCTTGTTTATTAATGCCTAGCTGGGCTAGATCAATCTGGGCTAAACTCTTTGTAAGTTCGGCCTCAATGTCGCGCTTGGCCTTTGCTGCCGCTTCCTTATCCTCTGGAAGAAACCTGTTAATAACATTTCCAATAACGGGTAATAATTGAGGTATTAGTGCAGCTATCATTTCTTAGTACTCATGTATGCTGTCATTCCCATATAGGCACCAACAACTCCGGCTTGACCAATATAAAAAAGACCAAATAAATCAGATAAAGCCTTTATACGTGTATCTGGGAAAAAAGGCAAGAAAACAGCAGACGTAAAAATTAACATGGACCACATAGCAACCCAAGCCATCTTTTTTTGAGCATCAGCTTTCTCATGTTTCTCTAGCGCATCGCTAACAGCTAGTTCAGCATCCGTCACAACTCCATCGCCATCCAGGTCTAGCGCGTTGTGCTTACTGTCTCTCTCTAACTTTTTCTGCACCATAGTCTTACGATCACTCAAAAAGTACGGGCTTTTCTACGCTGTCTATAACGAAGCCTAGTGAAGAAGGAAATTTATGAGCGGCTTTTCTCCGCACTTCCGACTCTGAATCGGCTGTCATTTCTTCGTAGCTGATATCTTCCCAGTCAGGTGAAAGATCGTAAGGAGGTTCCTCCCCCTGCCGAACGGCCTCGCGAACAAATTTATTGTATATGCCAACTTCAAAAATCATATGCACCCCGCCCCTTGGCAACGGTTAATCCAAACTGTGTATGCCATACCAATTCCAAGTAATACTACAAAGACGATCTTTAAAAACTCTAAAGCATAGCGATAAATTCGTTGGTGAGTTTCCTCATCGTCTAGTGCTTTTTGCTTCGCTGCTTTTTTATCTTTTGCCTTTTGAACTTTACGCTCTGCTAACTTCTGTTCTCTTATGTCAGTGATTTCTTCCCAGGTGCCTGATCCAAACTTGTTGTTTATACGTATAGATAGGTTAAGTATTTCCCGGTCTAATTTCTTTTGTTCAATGACCATGGCCGCTACGGCACCCACGGATAAGTCGTCGTCATCGTCCTCCTGCGTAGTTCTGGTGAACATCTGGCGAAGCTTGCTTTTAGGCTTTACCTGCTTTTTCTTTTCCGCTATAGCTCGAGAGGCGGCATCTCGATGTTTGAAAAGTTGATCTAAGCCACTATAGATCCCTTTTACATCTTCAGCCGTGTCAAGAGCGTTTTTGCAAAGCTCAACAGCCCCCTTGACCAGGGAGAAGGCGATCATGGTTTCTGCGACGACCATCTTTAAATAGTTTCCGTTAAAAATCAGCTAGTAGTATAGGAGTAGTACTTTAAAGTTACTTTTTGCCTTTTTCCTTAAGAAAAAAACCTCCTCCTGATATCACGATACCAACGATAGCAATTGTCGGTATATTTGATAAGGCTCCAATGCCCACTAACGCTACGCCAACCGCAACCCACGTGGAAGGTTCCACTAAGCGATTCTTAATCCACTCTATAGCCATGAGTTTCTCCTAATAATATTGTCTCGAGAAAGAGATATTGCTACTGTCGTCATCTTCCTCATCTGAGTCAAGTCTTACAAATCCACCTTTACGGTATCTAATAAGCGCCATCGTCATGCTGTCACAAAAATCGTCATTGTCACCATGAGGGAATGCCGCGCACTCATCTATCACCTCTTCTGCAAACCTGCGCTCCGGTGCCCAGACCAATCCTGACTCAAATATTGGAGCCACCATGTGCATCCTGGTATGTTTATCACGGCCCTTGGACGGGGTGTAATTAACCACAGGAATACCCGTTGCGCGTAATTCGTCCGTGAGCGGTGTACCACTGGCCTTGGCCTCCACAATCACCATGTCCGGTTCCCAGTAGTTGTATTCTTGCAACGCTTTCGCTTTTAATTCAGGAAAGTCCCACCGTCCACGTTGCGCGTCCATAAGTATAAGAGCTTCCGGCTCCCCTTCCTTTGGCTTAAACACCCCCCATGTTGTGATGGCAGAGTAATCCGCAGTCTCCTTCTTTGAAAAGGCCGTATCGTAACTCTGCATAATATAACTCGTAGGAGGTATTTCTTTCTTCTCCCACTTTTTCCACCACTCCTTCTTTATAATCGCACCCTCTTCCGCAACAGGGTTCTGCTGCCATTGTGCATTCCACTTGCCCAAGGACAACGAAGCCTTGACCCTTAACAATTCATCCTTCTTCCAGAACTCCGGCCACAGGACGTTGTCGCTGGGTAAGATTGCCGGAAACTCCACAACGTCCCACTGATCAGACATAACATCCGAACCTTGGGCCTTGAGCAGTTTTCCAGTAAGATCCTTAAGTGACCAGCGCGTCATTACCACAACTATCGAACCGCCAGGCTGTAATCTCTGCCGTGGACCAGAAGTATACCACTCGTATGCATTCTCCATGGCCGACTCTGAAAGTGCGTCTTGCTCAGAATGAGGATCGTCAATAATGAGCAAATCAGCACCACGACCCGTAATCGCACCGCCAACACCCGCCGCATAGTACTCCCCACCTTGGGCCGTTTCCCAGCGACCAGCAGCCTTGGAATCAATCCTTAATTCCACATCAGGGAAAATATCCTTATAAATTTGCAGCTCCATAAGGTTCCTGACCTTTCTTCCAAAACGAACCGCTAGTTCCGCAGTGTGAGTGGTCTGGATTATTTTGAGCTTGGGATTTTTTCCAATCAACCATGCCGGTAACAAATAAGATGCAAACTCCGATTTTGTATGACGGGGGGGCATGTTGACAATGATCCGTGAACCAGGGGTCGTTGAAAGCTTTTCAAATAGTGTAGCAATTTTTTTGTGATGGGTCCCCTCTATGAAATTCTCATAAACATACTTTACAAAAACCATAAAATCTTTCTGAGCTTTTTCACGGATAAATAATTTTTGTTGTTGCTCCTCAAGAGCAAGGATCTCACGGATGACATCCTCAGACGCATTAAGCATTGTAATACCTCAATGGTTAGTGGACCAATAGTCCTCAGACCGGCTGTGTACCATCGTGCCAACACTAATGCACACACCATGTATAGAAATAACCGGGATAACACCACCAACAAAATCCTTTATGATAACAGAAGAACGCTGTCGGCATTCCGGTAACGTCTCATAAGGACCAGCCTCATCCGATAATAGAAAAGCTTCCGGAAACGATAAACTAAATACAATAATAATAGACGCAAACATCCATAGACCCTTTTTCTTTTTAGGGGGGTGCCGCTTAACGTACACCGGATCACGGCCAAATGACAAGTATTTCAAATGATTTATATTCAACACTATCTTCCGCCCTCCGTCCGGAAGGGGCGCGGCGCTCGCGAGCGATCGCGAGAGTGGGGAGGCGGCGCGAGTTAGTTGATCGGGTGCCTAAGTACCTAGGCACCCGATAGGCAATTAGATAGGATAGGCGAACAGCGTAACGGTGTCATAAGCTTCTGAGTAATACCCATTTCTTTTTAAGAAGTTTTCGAAAACTCTGAGCGTTCCCATTTGATATTTAGAATCATCCCGTGAATATTCCATTAATTGATTGCCGTTATGCGATCCTGTTTCTGACATTCTAATCCATATGCCCGTGGTAGGATCACCAAAAAAATGAGAGTTTGGAACGGCGGAAGCTTCAGGAAAGCGCTTATTTATTTTCTTAATCATAAGATTAATGTCTACTTCTTTAAAAGCTTTTTTAATGTTATCCTGTAATGTTATCATTTTTATATTCCCTTAATAATGGGAGAGCGTGATTGCTCTCCCATATTTGTTTATTGGATGGTGATGCGAGTGCTTGCGCTAGTAGTGGCGCAAGCTTTTATTTCTGCATCGGTAGCGCCATGCTTTCTAGCTAAAGCTTCTAATGCATCTACATCGCGGCGGGTGGAATTAATAAGCTTGGCAATAATCCCATGAGTAAACCACTTTAAACCAGAGTTTAGTTTGATATGCTTTTTAATGTGGTCTGCATTTGCTGTCGCGTCTTTAGCGATCGCGTCAAACTCTTTTAACATTTTGGCTTGCGCTGCCATTGTCGCTAACTCTGAACCATCTATCATTATTAAGTTTGTCATTTTTTAACTCTCCGTTTTGTTTACGCTGTAACATTGTTGTTACAACTAAACATAGTTGTAAACTAATTCTATCCCATGGTCAATGGGATAATGTAGATTAATTCAATTTAATTTTACCAGCTTCCATTGGTATATTTAAGAGCCATTTCAGTTATTGAATTAGTGCCCAATAAAACAGCCCTCCAAAAAATACCAAAATGAGATTACGCTGCTCCTTCGATATCTGTTATATACGACCACTATCATAGGGCGGCGGCGCGGCGGCAGTCTTTAATAGGCTCCCGACCCGACCCGACCCGGTAAAAAAAACCCCCCGACTTTCGAAGGGGGGTATCAAGTTTGGGAGGGTTAAACTTTAACGTTAATTCTTTTGAACCATTGCCAATATAATTCTTGCTTATATGCTACCACCTCAGGCCTGGGTTTCATCACAGTAAACTTTTCCGGGGCCTTAGGCAATGGGAGTTGAGCAGCTAATTTTAATTCTAAGTAATTCATTGCATGGCCACCATTAGAACGGCCAGTGGTAGCATGGCCGCGAGATAAACCATCGCGCAGAATCGCAGATGTCTAAACCTGCGATCCCACTTCTGTTCATCTAGCCATTGCTGTCTGACGTCAGTAAAATCTTTCATGATACCACCTCAATATCAAAAGCGTCTTTATAATCAGCGAGAAGGCCTTCCTCACTTTCATAAAGAGTTTCAAAAGTTTCATGCCAGCCCTTAGTGTCGCATTCCCAGCAATCAACTATTACATCGGAACCTTGGCGGCACTCCTCAAGATAACCTTCTCCGTTGCAATCATCACAAAGTATTCTAAATTTAAAATCCACTAATCTATCTCCTTTAAGTTATTGACTACTATAATATGATGGTATAACATGGCACTGTCAACAATTAAACTTAAAAGGAGAGAGAATAATGTATAAAGTATTGTTTGAGAAAACACCGGGAGCGGTAAAAGGCTATTCACAAGTTAGGTGGACTGTTACCCCTGAAAACGCCGCGCACAAATATGACGTTGGCATACTTGAGTCTCCGGCAATGTCGGAGTCGGAGAT